TTAATGCTCTTCTAGTTTCATAATCACCCTCATAATCATCTTGGAAAGATATATTATCTAATACTACAGGAATATCTCTTTTTTCACCAATAACTTTAATTAAATCTACAGTTAGATTAAATGATGGTTGAAAGTATGGAAGTATTTGTTCTACAATTTGTAATGCATCATCATTCAATTTAGTCATTATATTTAATTCAAATCCTACATTATAAGGAACAGGCATATAAACCTTTCTTAAATTAGTTCCATCAGATGCTTTGAATGTTTGTGTTATACCAGCTTTTCTAGTTGGATCATATACTATATTAGTAGTCTCAAAAGACATTCTAGGCAACGACATAGTTGTTGCCTTATTTAATTCTGGTTGTTGATCTAATCTTGCTAAGAATTTTTGAACAGGTCCATATGCTAATGGAACTCTCATTTCACTGAAAGGTGATCCATCAGAATTTGTGTGTCTAATACGAATGTCATTAAAAACTGTACCAAAAGATATAACAGTCTTTCTTAAAATTTCGTGATAATAATAAGTGCCTAACATTAGTAAGTACCAAATGGGTTAGATTGTGTGAAATCGACTATCAGATCTGCTTCTGTTTCAATTTCATCATTAGTGTCATACTCATCATATATATCGCTTCCATCATATGACTTAATTTGATATATTGTATTTTTAATATGTCCGAAGGTAAATGCTACTCCAGTTCTCCATCCAGCTTGAAGTGTATCAATACTCATTATAACAGTACTGATTCCAATACTTAGAACTGTTGCTCCAGCTCCAACAACATTAGTTATAGGATGTAAATCTTGTCCCACAACAATACCTGCAGTATTAATACCAACAATCTTATTGGTAGTTGCATATCCAACTGTTCCTGCAGTACTAACTACAGTTTGATACCATGTAGATTCATTAGATTCTAAAGGTTCACCAGGAATAAATCCAGAAATAGTAGTTCCAATACCTACATTAGAAACCTTAAGAACCTTACTATCAAGATCCCAAGACTTAACTCTTGCAGTAGTACCAGAAGTTTGTCCTGTTACTATTTCATTCAGATAGTAAGTTCCAATACCAGTTATAAGTGAAGGATCACCAAGAGTTACTGTTGGAACCTGAGTATATCCAATACCTGGATTAATAATTCTGATAGAAGAAACTTGATTATCTGCATTAATTAATGCTTCACCAACTGCTTTAGCAGATCCTGTAATTAATGCATCACTACCAATACCAGTAATAGTTACAGAAGGAGTTGCTCCATATCCAATACCATTACCAGTAACAGTAAAGTTTTTAATACCTTTCAGAGTTGTTTCAATAGAACAAGTTGCAGCAGCACCAACTCCATTACCACCAACAATAGTAATAATAGGTGGTGTAGTATAACCTGAACCAGTATTAGTCAGTACTATCCTTTCAATAGATTTTATTCCACCTACAGATGTAGTAATTGCAACTGCACTTGCATTAACTCCAGATGGTGATGTAGATATGGCAACAGTAGGAACTTGTGTGTATCCAGATCCATCATTATTGAGGAATATTTCTCTAATATAACCTGTTGGTTGACTTAAAGATGCTACTGCAGTTGCAGTAGTACCAGAACCAATTAGATTAAGTGTAGTAATAAATCCAGTATCTTGTATCTGTGTATCAATTTCTTCAATATCAGTATCAATAACCTCATCCTCATATTCAAAGAGTTCACACTTCAATTCAAAAATATAATTCTTACCTAGCTGATAGAAAGGTTGCTCATGCTCTACAAACTTAACTTCAAATAATCTACCTCCTAGTGGAAAATATATAAGATCTCCTTCACGAGGTCTTGTATCAACATCAATTTCATCATCTGGTAATGCAGTAAGAAATGCTGCAATAAAATCTTCAAATCTTTCTTTGGATATTGAAACTACCAATTCATCTCGTAGACTCATTCCAAATTTTGTAAGAATATCTCCTTGTCCACCATATCCTTCAAAAGTATTTACATATGCTTCTATTGTAAAATTATCATCAAATTTAGATGCATTTACTTCTTCTATTATAGTTCTTCTATTAACATATTTTCTTGGAATATATGTTACTTCAACTCCATAAATTTGAAGTTGTTCATTAATTAGATCTTGAACAAGACGTTGTTCCTGATCGGAGCCTTGGAGAAAAAATGGATTTAATGCCATGACTCACTAACCTATAAAATCATAAGGAGGTAATTCAAACTCATCTTTCATCCTTTGTCTGAGTTCTTCTATTTCTCTTACTCCATCATCATAAATTTCTCTACCATTAAGTTCAACTCCACCTGCTAGTTTTGTTCCTCTAAATTTCAATAAATTTTGACCCCATTGTTTTTTAATCAATGCAGTAACATACTGTTTTAAAAACAGATCATTAAACATATTTTCATATACATGTGGATCTAATGCCCTATAACAATCAAGAATTAGCCAATTACCATCACTTTCAGATCCCCAATCAATATCTAGATATAATCTATTCTGCCTTTTATTAAATCTTATTTGCTTATCTGTAGTTAATAACATATCAATATCTTCAAGATATGTTTTTGTCATAGCATATTGCATTAATTCCACTGAATTGAAATAATATAGATCATTTAAGAATAATTGATATTTAATACTAAACATTCCACCAGAAATAGAACTAGTATCAAATTTAAATATCTTTTCTACACCAAGAACTTCATCTGGAACTTGTAAGAAATTAGAAGTTTCATACCAATTAGAAGTTGTAGTTCCATAACCAGCTATAGCTGTGGATATGCCAGAAGTGTTAATAATACCATGACCAGTACCTGTACCACCCATTGTGGTTGGAGTTGTACCATATGCCTTTCCTCTATTAATATCTTCTTCAGAAATTCTATACTTAAGATACATTCTTTCAACACCATCAAAATGACGTTCATTGAAATATTGAATGCCATCATCAATAGCATCTTCTACCTGCTCATCAGCAACATTAATCTCCAATACTGGAGCACCTAATCTTCTAAGGCAATATTCTTTTAGGCTACCTCTATTACCTACAGCATGTCCTACCATTACTCTACCTCGATTTTAGTTACTGGTTTCGCCATCTTCTTCGATATCTGCTAATAGATTGTCGTATTTTTCTTGCAATTCTGCTAAATTAGCAAGAAGTTCTTTCTTTTCATCTAAAAAATCTTGTGTAACAGTATGTAATTTTGCTTCAAGTAATACATTTTGATTTGAAATTTGTGAAAGTTTTTGATTATAAAGTTTAATCAAAACATTCACATCAACGTCAGTTTGATTATTTGTCATAATTTATCAGAAAGTTCCTC